GTGAGTGGCTGCGTATACCGTTCCGAACTGGACGCCGCTCTGCACCGTATTCCGATCGGCCCTGACCGGAAGCGGCCTCGTGGAAGCGCGAAGGGCGCCCGTGCGCACGCGCAGATTCGATGGACCACCCCCCGTCATTCGATCACTGCGCAGATAGTTCGACTCCTGGAGGGATGCGGCAGCGAAGGTGACGCGGAGCGCGGCGAGCATTCTTCCGCCCTCTTCGTCGAAGTTCCGCGCCGCTTCCGGCAGTCCTCTGGTTATGATCCGAATCATCAGTCCGCCTCTTCCATCCCATCCCACTTGGCAGGCCATCCGGCCCCGTACAGATCGGTGATGGTCATTGCGCTGCCGTCATTCGCCGACACAAGGAGCTCGCCGTCATCCCGGAGTTGCTTCGCCTCCTCGACGGTCACCAGATCCGTCAAGCCGTCCAGGTATGTGACATCGACGTATTGTGCATTCATATTGTCAACACCCGGTAGCGATCCACGATCTTCTCGACCTCCGGCAGCCACTCGCCGATGTCGTATCGATTGATCGATCCATCCGGAAAGGTCACCGACGCCAATCCGAGTTCATTCCGGCGCTTCCACTCGAAGGCGCACTGCTTCAGAAGCGCTCGGCAGACATCTGGATACGTGTCCACGGTGGACGTCGTGATCCCCTCGTTCTCCATGTACCCGACGGCCTGAGCAAGGACATCATCCATGATGCTCTGGAGCGCCGTGTCCGCATCCTTCGTGTCCAGGTTGAGAAATGCCTTCCCCTTGAGATTCGTAAGAGTATATGTCATCACTCCTCCTCGTCAACATCGTAATCGTCGATCCACAGTTCCGCGTCGGTGGTCACGGTGATTTTGGCCGTTAGGAAAATCACGCCTTCCGGGGTTTTTCCCAGGATCGCATACTCGATCCCCTGGACCAGGATCAGCTCCCAATACTTCGTCGTCGTGACGGTGTACGTCAAGCTCTGCTTCGACAGGACGTTGTGATCTGACAGCACATTTTTCTTGGTGATGTATGCCGAGATCACGCAGTCCGTCGCGGCCGCATCACTTGGCAGGATGCAGTATCCCTTGAGTTTCTGAGTTCCCGCTGGCGCCGCGGCACTGGAAAGCGCAGTCCCTATAAAGATGAAGGTCCCATCCGCATTGACGATCATGGTCTCCGGAACCGTGAAGGACCATCCGGTCTTCTGAATTCGCACTTTGTAAGTAGCCGCGGATAGACCGAACTCGGCGTTCCCTACCGTGTTGGTGATTTTCTCGTCCACCGATACGGTCTGCGTCACGTTGAGCAGTCGCACTGTGGCGTCAGTGATCGCCACACCACCGAGGTCCTGGAGATGCACGACGACATCATACGGTCCCTCGAACTGGTCCATCGTCACATATATGCGCTCGATCTGGATACCCGGAGTCGAGCTGCGCGGGACAACTGTCATCTCGTTGACATCCGCCTCGGCTGTGGTTATGAGTACGTCATAGAGGGCCGATGCTGCTCCGAGTTCGTTGTTGACTTCGGTTGCGGCATTCGTCGCCAGGACTCCGGCGGCCCCGTCGCGGCTGAGAAACGTGATGATATTCGCCGCATCACCGGTCTTCGGAGCGTTGGCTGCGGTGTCCCATGCCGTGAACTGAGCGTGAAAGGCTTTTCCTCTTCGCATTTTATGCCCCTGCCTGTTTGGTGAAGGGAAGGTCAAGAGTACAGTTCATAAACATCGTCTTGATTCCAGCAGGAAATACGTCGCTACGGGGCGTATCCTGGTGAAAGCACGCGCCCACGATCTCGCCGTCGAACTCAGCGGCGCTCAGGTGCGTGAATACCTTGCGCTTCCAGGACTTGTAGGACCACTTGCTATTGAGTGCCATTTTATCGTCGCCCTCCACCGTATCTAACGATATTCATATTCAACGTCTTGATATTTGCATTCAAACTATCCAGTTTCGGGGCCGCACTAGACCATTCAATTTCCATGCCCTTGATTCTATGTTCATAATCATCAAGTCGTGCAGTTATCGTTCCTATCGTAGTCAACCATAGCCAGACTCCCCATGCTGTACCAACGCACACTCCACCCACCAGCCCCAATATCCATGGCGTCAATTTCTCCCACGATACAAAACGCGCAGCGCATGACTCTAAAATGTCAGGTTGGGTACGACATAGATGATCGTCAGATGCTCTCACGAAAACATCAGATTCCATTGACTACCACCATGGCCTATAGGACCGATAGGTGATTTCCTGTTCAGCCTCACCATGCAATTGCATATTGAACGGCTCAACCTTGATCGTCCACTCGCCCGGTATCTGACACCCACCGGCTGCCAAGAGAACAGCTCCGGCCTCTGAGCAATAGTATCGTTTCGAGTCCTGCCGGCCGAATCCCCACTCGGCGCCCAGGGCGGGTAGGTCGTATGGCGTGCCGTCGAGTTTTGCGGCCAATACCTGCAAATTGTTGATAAGCGGGACTCGCGGCCGCCAGACGAAAACGACTTTCCCGTGAACCTTCCCGACGCCAGCGATGCGGCAACGCGGCCAGATAGCTTGTATCTGACGTGGACTTTTGTCACAAATAGCTTGTATCTGCCGTGGGCCTTTGCCGTCGATTATGATAGCGATGTGCGTTGCCACACGATCCCGAAATGCTTCACCTGGTCCCGCCTGCCGCCAGCGCAGGGCGAATGCGAAAGGGTCCCATCCTGTTACCCCAACGATGTCACCCGCGTATAGCTGCATTCCCCGCGATAGCTGAGTGAGATTCATGCGCCCGGCCCTTTCCAGCGGCGAACTTCGCCAATGTCAACGTGTACCCACGATGTATACAACCCTATCCCACCATGCCGAAATGCCTGCACGCCCTCGGCCAGCAGGGCCAGTTCTGCGGGAGTAGTACCTTGTACCCAGATGTCCGCAGCCAGTCCCCGGCAATGAGGCGAGTCTGTCGCCGCGCCCTTGACTTCGAGGTTATGACGCCGACAGCGAAACCCGCAGGTGATATTGACAGGGCGGGCCGTGAGTTTTCGCAATTGCTCCAGCGCCAGCACCAGATAGGGGTGCACGACGGAAGCATGACCACAACAGGCGTCGCCGTGGCACTCAAATTCGGCGTCCGAAAAATGCTCAGAGAGTTTCACGTTATCCCTTCAGCAGGTGAAATAAATCACTCGTCCCGAACTGATTCCTAACCGCAAAGGTATTGCTTGTTCAGCCGTCTCTCCAAATCCCGCGCTTTATCGGGATTTGCCTCCCACCATCCTTTGTCAAAAGCTCTATTATATTCATAAAGTTTTTTCGCCATGCGTTTGCCCATCTCGTAGGCTTCGAAAATCTTCTTCCGCGTAAGAACCGAATGTTCTGTAGAATCCTGATGCAAATCATTGATCTCCCGTAGGACTTCACAGATCGTCCGGCAACCATGCGCGCCCCGAAATGAACTCACAACAACCTCCGCCTGAGATCTGCTTCATAATCAGCATTCTTCTCCCACCATCCCCTATCAAACTGCTTGTTGTATTCGTAAAGTTTGCCCGCCATCCTTTTCCCCATCGCCTCAGCTTCAATTAGCCGCTTGACAATTTCTTGCCCGTGTCGAAGGTAAGGTCCGCGTAATCTGACCGCATAGTCTTGAATCTCTCTCAGGACTTCGCAGATAGTCCGCAGTTTGCAGGTTCCCCGAAGACTCATTTCAGGTACTCCTCAATAAGTGCAAAGCGTTCGTTCCGCCCCGCCAGATGGTGATGCAGTTCTACATATTCTCCCCGGATCAGTCTCCTGAGTTCCAGCGCATGCCGCGGGGCGATCACCCCGCGCCAGTTATCGAGGCCAAAATCAATGAACTTCACCGGCACCCCCGACAAATGCACCCGCGCACGCAACCACGCCTGACTGCTGAACCGGTGCCGGCCATGTTCCAGGGGTTGATCGATCCTCTCCCGCGGGTCGAACACGTGGAGTCCGGTCTGTGCGCGAATAAAATCATCCCATGTCGTCGAGTCATCCATCGAGTTGATCTTGCGCCATATTCCTCCCCTCGCCGTGACGTATCCCATCGGGTAGAGGTTCGGTTCCTTCACTAGAACTCGCATTACATCCGCTCCGATTGCGAAAAACTTGTCCGGCTCGTATTCTGAAAGTTTCGCGGCCAGGAAGCTGCGCTGCAGGACTACGCTGTCAATATCGTGAAGCATCACTACGGACTCTGCGGGGAACCGAGCCGCAAAGTAATTGCGCAAAAGATGCGCCTGCCACGTCTTGAGAATCCCCGGAACTGCGCGCCTCACTCCGAAGAAATCCACCGTATCCGCAATGCGTCGGGCCTCTTCAGGAATACGTTTTCCCGACAGAACGAATCCGAAAGATATCTTTGCCTCTGGGAAAAACTTCCTCCACCCCATGACTGCATACTTCACCACGCCAAGGTATGCGGGATGATCGTCGCATGAGAGGCTGACGATGAACTCATTAAGCACAGCGGGCCTCGGCAATGGCTTGGAGTGACGATATCTTTCTGATGCCAGAAAGGTCCTGGAACTCAACCGCGATACCTGCGTCTTCGAACTTGCTGAGATCGAGATACGCCTTTCCGCTTGCGCCGGCCAGGTAAGAGTCGGCGCCGACTTCCCGGCAGATCTCGACAAGGCGTTCGGTCGATCGTGCGCATGACTTTTTGTCCATGACGATCTCAGTCTCGATCCCCAGAAGCATCCGCAGCCGCATGATAATGGAAATATTCATCGCCACGAGATTCGCCGACGGCACTACGGCGAGATCCGCGAAGATAGAAGCGAACTGAGGCAACCGATCTATAATCTTCCGCCAGTCGCTTTCATAGTTGACGTATCGCTTCTGCATCAGTGGTTCTATGCCGTGATTGACGCTCATGGTGTACCACTGATTGTCATGGTTGAACCTGTTGAGATGTCCGCCCTTTGAGAACTGCGCATGCGTCATAATGACAAAGACATCCACCGACCGCATCTTCTCGAAATAAGGCAGCCAAGGAACTAGATTTGGTTGATGGATAGCGCATTTTCTCATGCAAGCAACCATCTCTCCAAGTATTCCGGTCCACAATCAAACGGATGTAGGTAGTACCTTCCGCCGGGCTTGTATTCGTTATACATGACATGTCTCCACCCGTCCTCGAACTTCATGAGTTCTATCCCGCCCTGTAAACAGACCGACTCAGTGTCGGCGTTCCACATATTTCTCGGCGGAATAAACACCTTCGCATCGAGAATGCTACAACTCAGAAGGATCGACAGTTCCTGCGTCGATTTTGGCAGAAGTCTATGATCCAGGTGGACGAGTCCATGGGACGCGATGCGGAATTGTCCGGTTCCCGTTGATAGATATTTCTCCCTGATCTCTGTCAGGATAGACGACGCTGGAGTGTCCATTCCGTAAAAAACGCGAAAGTCCGACATGGCCTTCCAGATATTCGGATGCAGTCGTTCCCCGCATCCGCTATGGCAGAAGATGGTGATGCCAAAGATTATCTCGTCATCGGGGCGGTGCTTAGTCAGCACCGAGACCATCTTATACAGCTTTGCCTTGTCCGTAAATTCGCAAATGTCATCTATCCGAAACATGCCTGCACTCCATCAAGTCGATGCAGTTTTCTGAAAGATCACTATGAAATCAGCCTTGGCCGAAAATGGATCGCTGTTGTAAATCGTCTCGTATCCAAATCCACGGAGCTTGCGAACCATCCTCTTCGTATCGCAGAGACCGTAGGGAACGCACGACTTCCTGTGGTGGAAATAGACGTGGACCTGGGGAACGCCGTCGATGTCGGCTGGAAGAAGCGCTTCAATTGCGGGATATTCAGATCCCTCAATGTTCATTTTGAGAAGGGAAACGACCCCTATGGATTGGCCCCTGCCGATTGCTTCCCTGATAGAGATCCCTGGAACCTGATGCTTCGGACGACTATCGAAGACGCCGCTTCCGTTTGATCGCTGCGTGGAGAACGGAATCCCTCGCCCATTGGAGGTGAGAGCGGCCGGGATGAACCGGAACATCTCCGAGTATCCGGGCGTCGCGCATCGCCGCGCATAGGTCTCCCGCGCGAGTGCGTTCGGATCGATCCCGATGATGGTGCAATCCTTGAGCCGGATCAACGCCTCCTCAAATCGAAAGGAGTTACCGAGCCCGGCGGAGATCACCACGCTCCCGCGGGGAATCGCTTCGAGATTTACAGGCCAGCCTTGGTCCGGTCTGGGGCATCCGAGCTTATCAATCATTTCGCCCCCAACGGTCTAAACGGTTGCCCGACGAAAAACCCCTTTGGCAATGCCCGCCGGAATTTCCGGCATGGTCCGAACCGCCCGCGGTCATCATGGACGCACGCATGATCCGCGACCAGCGGCCACATGCGCATCGAGAGGAACGACTGGTCCGAGTTCGGAAATCGGCTATATCGATTGCTCGGAGCCCCGGAGGCCACAACTGCAGCCTTCCACTCATCGAACATGGAGGGGAACCCGATTTCGCGTAGGAACGCGGTCTTCGCCCCGCAGATGCCGCCCATGATAGGTGACGTATGCTTCGGGTGGTCGCGCATGATGTGGAACGGAAGCCCGCTTTCGATCCACTCTGCCACGGCGTCGCTTTCCCGCACGCTTGCGCGCCCGTCTGCGTCCCGAAAGACGACCCGATCATAGGATTCGTCTTTGCCCGCTTCCAGGCGCCGTAGCCGCTTGATGCGCTCGTCGAAGGGATGTACGACCGCCTCGACATCATCGCCCTGTGACCGCAGTTCATCGACCGCAGCCGCCGGCACGTTATCCGCGACGTAGAACCGCATCTTCCACCCAGGATAGCACCGGCGGAACCAATAGACGTTCTCGATTGCGCCACGGACGTAGACCGGGTCCGATCCCCACACTGCTATGGAGATCAGCCGCTTCTCTTTGGCGACTTGCTTCGCCAGTGCCTTCCCGAGATTAGCGACGATCTTGTCAGCGGCTTTGCGGGCGATGGCATGTCCTGTAACCGGCGCCATAGCTGCCCGCGCCATGCGCTTGAACGTTTCACTTCGCTGAGGCGCGGGCTTTGCGCCTTCGTGCCAGTGTTTGAGAATGACATCTTCGAGATACAGGAGCGATCCCGTCCTCTGCCCGATCATCATCCATACCGCGTCCATGTATTTCGAAGCGAAGTCGGGGCACATAAACGGCGCGTTCGTAGCCTCGACATATCGTCGTGTCGTAAAGAGGTTCACGCACATCTTCCTCCCCTGGACATAGGCATCGTTGCAGTACACGATTGCAATCCCGTCGCGTAGATTGACACCGCACAGGATTGCGGTATCGTATCCCTTGGTCTGCCACTCCATGTCATCGGCAACCATGGAGACGAGTGTGTTCTCTTCCTGCCATCGCGTGTCTCTGTAGATACGATTGTAGTAGCTGGATAGATTCGGCTTGACGCTATCCTCGACAAGAAGCTGATATGCAGACGGATTCTGTGATTCAAGATCCCTCGCGCGGCAAATCGTGTCTCCGTCTGAGATATTAGCAAGAATCGTGAACCGCAATTGACTTGGATCGTCGGCGCGTGCGTTCGCTGACTCGATGAATCTCAGCAGTCCACCGAGTCGCCGGTACGATGGTAGGAAGAAGTTGATTGCCGAGTATTTCACAGTGCATACCTCGACGGATCGTGAAGATAGGGTCTCGTGTCTACCCCTGCCCATCCATCGAAAAGAGTCCCGATATCCAAAGCCATGCCCCCCTGTTTCTTGACCATTCGGCAGTATGCCTTCGCTAACCCGCCGGCACCCACAAGCCAGATTTCGCCGCGGCAATCCCGCGAGTGAAGATCGTGCTCGATCCGCTTGAATCCGTCCGGCCAGTGCGGTTCAGAACAGTCGGGAACATATGCACTATCTTTGTATTTGAATCGTTCCCCGGCGACGCGCCATTGCAGGATGTGCTTGATTCCGCATGACGCTTTTAACTTCTCTGCGACATCACGGCAGGTAATGAGACCGACGAACTTCGCCCCGTGAAGAAGTTTCCGAAACTCTCCGGTCTTTTCAAGGAGAGGCAGATCCATGTGATGAAAGCACACTCGTCCGCGGCCATCAAGTTCATGGGCTTGCAACCATGTGAGGACGCCTTTGTAAACGGGCCATCTTCTTGCTTTTTCGAGATTCGGCAATCCAAGGAAATCGGCATCAATGCATGCATCATAGATCATCTTTCTGATGTATGCGATGTCGTCGGCCGATAGTCCTTCGGCAGGGAACCATCTTCCAATGCGCTCTCGGCAGACTTTTACCGACGTCACCTCCGGATAGCGAAGGACCTGATATTCTCCGTCCCCAATGCGGACAAGAGAAAACGGCCGGTGATCAGCGATGAATCTCGCTATTTTCTTGATGACCGACTCAATGTCAACAAGGGAAATCATCTCTCCACCCTTGGATTGTCCTGCGCGATTTTGAATCTTTCTATCATCTGCCTGAGATACGTCCTCGTCGGGAGTTGCGCCCACCCATCGAATACCGATCCGATGTCAATGGCGATTCCGTTGTGCTGCTTGACCCACATGCAGTAGATCTTCCCAAGACCCCCAGCGCCGACAAGATGAATCCTTCCGTGCAGATCGCCCGCAGCTTCGAGTTCTCCACTGAGAGCGGAATATCTGTCAGGATAGTGTCTCTCCGTGCCGCTCCAGTTTCTTCCCATGCACGGGCGTCTCTGCGGAGGAAGATAGAAGAACTTGACCGACTTGACGCCGAGATTCATCAGCGGGGCCTGCACGTTGCGGCAGGTGATACAGGTCACATCTCGATCTTTCAGAAGTTGCCGGTAGCCATCTCTCACCTGGAGTTCTATCGCCGTATCCATTGAGCAGGTTTTCGTGATCGGAGTCGTCAGCCCCAGGGACGCCATGAACGGACGCACATTTCTCCAGCGTTGGTCAATCGTATTATGCCGCGGGGCTGGGAGTCCAATAAGGTCCGCCGTGCGGCATGCTTCGCGTATCTGCTCCGCGAGTCCCAGCATGGTGTCACGACTCATGCCGGTGGTATCAAACCACTTCGCGAATCTAGCGAGACAGTTCTGTGAGTTGGTGAACTTCGGGAATCCCAGGACAATACCCTCTCCGTCCCCGCAGCGGACAAAAGAGAATCCTTTGCCGATTCGGATGGCATCCTTCAGGACTGAGAAGACCTGGTTATAGTCTAGCTCTGGCACGCGCCATGACCTCTCCGACTGTGAGTTCTTCGAGACAATTGTACGTTGCGCAATCGTAGAACGGACCAGCCTTCTGGCATGGTTGACAGGGCATGCGCCTTGTGATGACTTCTGCTTTCCTGCTGATCGGGCCGTTTTTGCTCACCAGACTTCCGCCGAAAATCACCAGCATGTTGACACAAAGGGCATCGCCGACGTGCATCAGTCCGGTGTCTGTCGTGATGAAAAGATTTGAGGACGAGGCAATCGCCTGCGCCGTCTGGGTGATGGTCAGTTTCCCGACGAGATCCAGGTCAGCCTGCGTGTCTTTCAACTCGTCGCCGAATCCAACCTTGACAGTGCTCCCGCCCGTATACGCGCGCAATACGCGAGAGAAATCCGAGAATCCCCGCCACTGCTTCGCGCCCTTCATGCCGGCGCTGTATGTGCCGTTGCACAGAAAAACGACGGGACGCGGGAGGGCGCCGAGTGCGGCTGCTGTCTCCTGCGGAAGCTCCGTGATGGGAAAGCTCTGCTCCGGGATCGGTCCCTTATAGCCGAGTCGATAGACCAGCCGCATGTAGTAGAGAATCTCATGGACTCGGTCCGCTTCCCACATCGGAAAGGGCTCCGTCTCCTTCGCCTTCGCCTGGAAGAGACTCAGCGCTTCGCTTGCCTCACTATGCCCGGTGTAGTACCAGCGATCATAGTCCTGGCGAACTTTGTCCCGCGGGTGGTTCACGATCTGCCCGATGATGTCCCATCGTGGAAGAATGTCGTCGAAAGCCTGCCGGCGCGCGTCCTGCCATGTTGCCGATAGACAGACATCCACCTTTCCGCTCTCCTCCATCGAGGCAAGCGCGCGCAGGGCCGGGGACATCATAATGAGATTCCCTATGCCATGCTTGAAGTAGACGATAGTCTTCGGGTTCATCTCGTCAGCTTTGCGATCGGCAGTTCAATCTCCAACACAACCCCGCTGGCGATCTCGGTTCGCCCAAACCGGGACACGCGCGTCCCTTCTCCCGTCAGATTCATGCGCTTGCCCTTGCCCAGGATGATCCTCGCCTGACACGAGAACCCGCCCGAGATTTCCGTGAGCATATTCACCTGGATGCTTTCTTTCAACTCCGCAGTCGATCCGAGCACCTGCTCGGCCGGTTTCACCTGAATAGGAGCCGCGCTATCTCTCGACTCTTCCCTTGACATCTGCTGCCTCCCTACCGAAGTATGGTTTGATTGTCTCTCGCCAGTAGCCGTGAAAGACGTACAGATCCTGCATGATGCAGACCCTATACCCGGACCGGCGGAGTTTTTTGCAGTAGTCCTCGTCAACGTAGAAGAAAGAATCTTCTTTGAACCTGCCGCACTCTTCCCATGCTGTCTTGTTCGTCAAGATGAAGAACCCCGAGAAATTCCCCGGCCGCTCGGTGCAGTCGAGGACCTTTCCGCGGTGCTGGTCGTAGACACGCTTGGCGATCGCCCGATGCGTCTCGATGTCGTTCTGCTGCGCGAGATTCGGATCGGGGAGCCGCTGCAAATGGCAACCGATACGGTTCGTGTAACACGTGAACCATCCGACTCTATCTTGTGACTTGATAGCGTGTTGGCAGATGGAATACCAGAGCGGATTGAGGAGGACGATATCGTGGTCGAGGATGAGTACCCACTCGCTGCGCGCTTCTTCCATTGCCCGATTGCACGCATACCCGACATGGCGCCCGGGCTCGAAGGGGATCACCACCGTGATGCGCATGTTCGGCACGATGGGAGAGAGAATATTCAGTTCCTGAGGAGTCGGCATACCTGATCCCAGAATTGATATGGAGCCAAGCGGAGTCTGTCACGCATCTCCTCCGGTTTGAAACACCATGAAGCGTGACCGACCTTCTCGTTATCAATCAACAGCTTACACCCACAAAGCATCGACTCGAAAAAGACCCGCTCTCCTGCCCATCGCTCGACCGGAAGATGGAGCACGAACTCATGCGCCGAGTACAATCCCGGCATCATTCCCACGGGTCCCGCAGCGACGTGACGGACTTTCCGGTCTGGGAATGCTCGGTCCGCCTGTCCCAGGATCGAGTATGAATATTGATCGTTCTTCTCGATGAACTCAGCGACGCGATCTTTGCACTTGCGCCAGCACGGGACAAGGACCGATCCGGAAACGCGCTCGATTCCCTCCACGGCAGCGAACAGGTTCACATCGATCGCCAAAGGAAGGCAAATCGATAGTTTCGGGTCAATCCCCAAGCCCTCTACGTGTCGTTCCATGTGCGCCGGTGAGATGAAAATATTCGCGCGAGACAACCAGAACATTTGCTGACTGAGATTTAAACGCCCCAACTCGCGGTAGTCGTGTTCGTACTTGATATACGGGAGTCGGCGCTCGTAGAGAAAGAACCGGATACGGTCCATTTGATCCGGATCAAACTCGAACACGTTGTTCACCACGGCGAAGTCGGCTCCATCGAGGATGCTCTGACAGAAGTTATCGGGCGTTATCCCGACAACGTCAAACCCGAGAAGTTCCCCCACGCGGACCACTTCCGCCGAGGAGATCTCCGACCCGCCCGCTTTCGAGTTGTCCTGCACCCACGCGACCTTCTGGGTCCGGGCATTGGAAAAAGACTTGCGACACAGATAATCAGTGCCATGATTCGCAGCGACATGAGAAGCCGGGGAGGAAGGAACGCCCTCCTCCTCCGGCAGAATGCGAACGGCGCCTTTCGCCTGCATGCGCCGCGCGCGAGCCGCATCAAATGACGCGACCCCGCCTTCGAATCTGCGGGCGAGATCCTTGTCCAGGATCTCGCACCGCAGCATTTTCACAGACGCGCTCACGGCTACGACTGCCCGACCAGTTCGGTGAACGCAATCGGGACCACCGGCATGCCGTCGAATCGCGCGACGAATCGGATTGACGACTCGTCATAGATCCACCGGACGGTATCCGTGGTGTCGATCGTGAGATCCTGCCTCATCGCAAGCAGATACATCCCGAGGTCTCCCAGGACGATGTCGCCCTGCGAACCCATCGCCGGCATGTTCCGGGTGAGATAGATGGGATACCCGAATACGCTCGGGGTGACCGTGCGCTGCGTGATGAGACCGTCATAGTCCACCTGGACGATCGGCCGGTTATTGCCGTCCCGCTCATTGCGGAGCGTGGCCAGAGTGTTCTTTCGGGTCATCCACACGAGGTCGCGAAAGTTCTCATCAAGCCGCCCATCGAGGGCGCACAGGTCGGCGTAATTGATCGTGCCGGCCGTATTGCGCGCCACGCCGTTGGCCACGACCGCGGGGTCGTTGATGATGCCCAGGCACGGGACGCCCAGGGCACCGGCAGCCGCGGTATTCGTCAGGACGAGGTTCTCCAGATCATACTGGAAGGCCCTGACGTACAACCCCGTGACGTAGTTCACCACGTTGATCAGGCTGTCCGCGATGAGCTCATCCGTGAGATGGACCAGCGCGATGCGCTTCTTCGCCTCGAACGCCAAGCGCTCGAGCTGCGGCTTGCTCGTGTGCTTCTCCTCGCCTTCGCCGGGGGAGTAGAACGTCACCCCGCCGAAGTAATTTCCCGCGGCCTGCACCAGACGCGGGATGCGCATGGTCTGCGTGCCCATCGTCAGACGCCACACGCGAGAGAGGATCGGCGACTGCGTGAACGCGAACTCGATCACCATGGCCGGGAATTCGATCGGGACGAGTGCGCCGCCGTCGGCGACCACGCCTTCGCTCATGCCAGCCTGTTTCAGGTCCAGGCCCATGACGGTCTTGAACTGCTCCATCGCGTTGTCGTTCGACTTCGCGAGGTTGATTCCCGAGGCTGCGATACGGCTGTATTTGCCGCGACACTTCAGGATCCGCCCGAAGTTCTCCATCTCGGGACTCAGTCTCTTGAACGGGCCGCCGGAATACGCGAGCGCCGTCGCGAACTGGTGATCGTCCATCCTGCGCATCTCCGGACTCATGGACTTCCGGAAGTAGGATGTGTCGACCACGCTGCCGCAGGTGTTCTTGAACGTTCCACCATCGAGCGCTCCACCCGAACCCGGGAAGAGACGCGCAGCGTCCGACCGTCCGAGTTCGGCCTTGATCGCGGCCGTGACATCGGGCGGGTTATCCTTGATGGCCTGGGCGATGATGCCCTTCAGTTGGTCCATCGTCAACTTCTGGGGCTCCTGGGGAGCCACAGGAGGCGTTGCTGTCGGTTCCATTGATCGCTTCCTTCGTTGATGGTTGATCGTCCTGACCTAGTCGAGCTTGCCCTGGAGCTTTCTGACCTGCGCACGCGCGGACTCTCCGAGGGCTTCACAGACCGCGCGCTTGACATCTTCGCCGGAGACTTCGACAACCGGCTCCGCAGCCTTTGTCGGCTGGGGCGCCAGATCGAGCACCGACTCATCAGGTTGTGACTGTGGCGGAGTCGCGGCGGGATCACTGGGGGTCGCTGGCGCCTGGTCGGCAGCGGCGGGTCCCTGCGACAGATTCTTGATTCTTAGATCGATGACTGCCTTCATGCCGTCGCGGTTGTCCTTGACGGCGTTGGAAAATGCAATTGCGTGGGGAAGCATGAGATCATAGGTCTCATCGAGAACCCCCTTGGCCTGCTTGGGATCGGCGAGTCCCCACAACTCATTCATCATCGCGTAGAAGATGCGCTCCAGAGCCATTGACGGGATATCCTGCGCAACCCTCTGCGCAACGGATTTGATCTCCTGGACGGATGCGGTCTTCTTCGACTTGTCCCACTCAGACGCGCAGATCGCGACAGCCTGATCCTGATCCTTCCCAGCGTCTCGATTCGCGCGAATGCAGCGCGACATGAACGCACCTTCTTTCTCGCCCTTCTCGGGAGAACATGCCTTCCCTTCGATCTTCTCAATCGAGAAGTTCGGGGCCGCGTCCTTGCGCTTGTTGCGGGCGATGTAGGCACAGATCTTCTTTGCGCTCTCCTCACTGTGACCCTCGTGCTCCTGCATGTAGGCAACGCATCCGTCAAAGCCGTTCTTGAACGTGCCGTCGGCGTTGAAATACCGGCTGTCTTTCTTCTTGAGTTCGATCTCCACGGTCATCACCTGCTTTTCCTCGGCTGGCGATTCTTGCTTAATGCCAAAGGCGAAGGCCACGTTCGCCTTTTCAAGATCCGCATCGCTTGCGGGGAGTTGGTCAACGCTCTTTATCATGGTCGCCTCGGGGTTCGCAGGGCAGGAGACCTGGGAGTATTCGACGAGTTCCCATTTCCTGACCTTTTGCCCACCATTGGGAAGTGCATCGGCCTGGTGGACGTTGAACCCGATGGACCAATAAGGCATATAGCCTTCCTTGGCCTTCCGGTAGAGACGCTTCCCGGTATCGTCGGGGAAGTACTTGGTCTTCGCCACGATGCCCTTTGCCCCATTTGCGTTCGTCCCGATCGTCAGGGACAGAGGCTTCGCGATGGGTTCCATGCCGGCCTTCGGGTCGAGTCCGTGTTGCTCGAGGACCACAGGCATCCCGTGCATCATCATTCCGTCGGCGAGCATCACGTCTTGACTGCGGTCGGAACTCTCCGTCGAGATGAAGTGGTCGAGGACCAGGTTTTCATCATCGAACGCCTTGACTTCTGAACGAAATACTGCCCTATCCATTTATTCCTCCTTGACAGAATATAGTACCGTGCACCGACACTGTATATTTTCCTCTGGTAAAGATCCGTTCCCCGGCATGACCATGTGATCCTCGCCCACCTGGAACTCCTCGTCAATGTCAATTCCGTCCTCGGCGTACCGAATATCTGCTTCCCGGTGAGTCTCCCGCTCGTGCCCGTCGCGCGCGGACAGCCAATGCTTGACAAGACGCTCCTTGAGTCCGCTCTGCTGGATGCCCTCAAAGTCCCCGCGGTTGAGTGCGCTGATCGTCTCAGACCGAGCTATGAGAGGAGCCCGGTAGGATTCGAATGAGTCGAAAGTCTCGCGCAGTTCTTGAGCGATTGTCGCCAGCGGCTTCCCTTCGGTGAATCCCTCCCGCAGCGTCGCCTTGATTGCGTCGAAGGTAGTCCCCGTGACTTCTTCGGAGAACTCATCCATGCGATCACCGAGCCATGCGCGTACCCGTGGGTCGTTAGAGTTGAACGCAACGGCTGGTGTAGGGATGGTCTCTTTGATCTCCTGCCGTGCGGCCTTGATCGGCGTTCTCAAAAGCGTCTGAATCCTTGACGCTCCGGCATCGGCCAGGATCGCCGTCAGGACTGGCTCCATCACTTCTTTCGTCCTAGCGATCTCCGCTCCCCGGTCAAGATTGAGTTTGGCAGTGGCATCCTTCGCCTTGATGTGCTGCCGGATCTTGTCCTTTGACCAGCCGGCGAGATTGCCCTGCAGCTTTGTTCCCTCCGCATTCAGCTTCTTGACGACTCGGTCGCACTGCTCGTCAAAGAGTTCTGTCATCACGCGAATGATGACAGCCTCCCAGTGGTCGGCCTGCTTGACAAATCCGTTCCATAGTGCAGTTTTCGTTTCCTCACTCAGCGACTGCGCTGCGATGGGAGAGGCAACCTTGATCTCCGGATCAAAACGCTTGGCCGTCGGTTGTAACTCTATCGGCTTCTTCGTCCCGGCCATGGGCATCATCGTAAATGACACCAGCGGGCGCTCGCCCCAATCCACAGAATCGAGTCCTTCCTTCGCGCGCTCTTCGTTGATTGTCGAATACGCATGATCGAGATTCGAGTCGCGCTGCTTGAGTTCGAAGTCCTTGTCCTTGGTATCTGGCAGTTCAAAGTCCAGCAGAAGACGGTCGTCGTACATGGGAAGAATGAAGGACTCGAAGAACTCTTCAATCATCTGGGTCTTGGGGCGTAGGCACTCGCGGATGAACACATCGTCAAGAACTTCCATCGTCGTGCGGTTGACCTCTCTGTCAATGCCGACATGCGATGGGGTGAGATCGTGAGTCGCGATCAACTTGTCTCTTGCGAACCTCGCGAGATCGACGTTCATCGTGTCATTCATCACGATGCTCTTGTCAAGCCGCAGTCCAGAGTGGACTATAATCGCATCACCCGACTTCTGGGCGCCGGCATACTGAGACTTGAGAAGGGCCTTGAGCGCGGCGACCTGGGGCTCCTGGAGCTTCGCGTCGGTTGAGAACACGTTGCCGAATGCGCTGTGCTTCATCAGGAAAGCGCGCTGCTGGACATCGAGGTAGTAGTCAATGTCATAGGGATACTGCTGCGCCAGGAGCGGACTCTTTCCCTCGAAGGGTGATTCAGGATTGGGATACATCACGACATGGCAGGCGTCGGTGGACAGGTCTTCCCGCACGTCCCCGTCCTCGTACCTCCACGATCTGACCAGCTTTGTGCGATCCACGTTCGCCTTGAGAAGCGCCGTATCGGTCAATGGCAACGCCCACATCTCCGACGGTATCCCCGCCGGCCCCTTACGCGGGGTGTAGATCCCGCAGAACCCGGCGAGTTCCATGCGCACGAGAATGTTGTACCAAAGTGTGAACCGAGTCATAAGAGGATTCGGCGTTCTCTGGAGATCAAGAAAAGGATGATTCGTAATCTCCACCCGATCCAGGTTCTCGGCTTTTATGAATCGGGCGACCTCTCGGCGGTCTGACTTCATCTCGCGCAGTTGCGCCTTGACTTGATGCCCGCTAATAAATTTTCCGCCCTGCTTGTAGGCGTAGAGTTGCATGGGAAGCATCGCCACGGTCTTCGCGATCTTGTCAACGCAGATGTATGTCCAGGAGCGATAGCAGGCGATGATCTGCTGATATGTCTTCGCCCCGGCCTCGCCGCCCACGTCCTGCGGCGTCGAAAGAATGGCATTGGAGAACATCCTCGCAACATCGCTCGATGTCATCAGGCCCACGGTTGAGAGCAGGCGCTTTACTATCGATGGTCGTTCGACTTTTGCCATTTGTTCAGCTCACGGCGAAGATGCCGGGTGTCGTGGCGCACCGGAAATGCTCATAGAAACCATACTCAAATGCGTTCATGGCATGGTCCGCGAACTTCACTGGTTCGTCAAGCACTTGGCCCAGGCGGTTTTCCTTGTATTTGTACGTGGTGATTTCACGCTTGATATTCACATCGTCCGGATGGACGTGTATCCTGCGCGACTTGCAAAAGTCGATTCGATCTTTCACGCACTTCTTGCCCTCGGTCGCGGGAGAGATGCAAAATCCGGCCTCGGCAATTTCCTGAATCCGTGCGGGTTCTGCGTTATCTGCATAGATCGGAAGGGACAGGTCGGCGCCGGCGATTCGTTTCTTCATCTCCTCGATAAGGTCTGAATTTGTCAACTTGCTCTCATAGATGACCTCTCGAATCCACGGTTCCTGATCCGCGACGGAGATCTTCACAAGCGCGCTCGGGTTGTTGAACCCGAAGTCGATTCCGAAGCACTCGTCCTCGAACTTCTTGTCGCTGTCCCAGGATTCCACGATGTAGTCCCGGTAGATGAGATGCTTCAGCGCGCCCCACAGGCCGAGGCAGTAGATCCGATGGAATCCCACATCCTCTTTTTCGAGTCCTTCGAGTTCCTTGACGTACTCAGCATCGATGAATCTGTTGTCATGGTAGGTACTGTGGTGGATGAACGTGTCATCACCGACTGGGCCGGTGTATCCCTGATCCTGGGGAAGATCGCGGTAGAGTTTGTCATATAGATGCGAGTTGATGTCCACCGGGTTGTACGTGTAGAGAATTTGCTTGTAGGTTCCCGGCATCTCTCCGCGGAGTCGGAGATTCACCTGCCGCAAATCCTCCTGCGTGAACTCCGGGGCTTCCTCGATCCAGAATCCCGTCGCCCCTTCCGCGCTCTTGAGCTTGTCCGGCTCGTCCAAGCCCCCGCAGCAGATTCGTGAATTGCCGATCCGAAAGGTCATCGTGCTTTCAGAGATCTCGAATTCGTCCCCGGCCAGGTTCCAAACCTCACGCTTCTTCTTGAACAGTTCCCAGATCGACTTGCGCGCCGCGGGCTGAGTCTTGCGGAAACAGTAGAAAAGATGGTGAAATCCATTTCCCTTCCCTTCCGCAAGGAGGCAGCGGACCATCATCTTCTGAGCCGCGAAGTGGGATTTCGAGGAACCGGCACCGCCGTAGAGATGCAGGTGGCGTGAGGTGCTGGAATAGAGGGGATAGAACCTCTCGTTAGTCAACTGCGGCAGGAGTTCAAGGCTGATTATCGCCATGAGGATTATGATGCAGTCAATAGGGAACCGCATCATTATCTCCGGGCGGAGCACCTATCACGATTTTGCGTTCTCTCACGTTAAGATTGTCCGTAAAGAGAGCGAGGTGCCGGCCAAGGAGCTCAAGAGCGGACCTCTTGTCGTGGAGTTTGAACCGGATCGTAGGCCCGTTCTCTCCGGGGCTCTCCGATACCTCCGCAACGCATGCGGCTGCATTGTCATCAAGTTTCTGGGAGTCCCTGAGCGTCACACCACCCGGGCCCCAGTCGGCGAAATTCCTCATGTCGGAGAATGCGATCTTCCTGATCTCAGAAAGAACCGCCTCTTTGGTAATGTTCAGCCGCTTGAGGTAACCGCCTTCGATGTCGGCGACTCGCGCCTGGATGTTAGTCTTGGTTAGAAGCAGCGACGCCTGTTCTTTGGCCGCTTTTTCGCTGTACCCGGCTTTCCTCGCCGCCTCGGCACCGTTGTGTGTTGTGGCGTATTCCTGACAGAATCTCTCCTGCCGCGGGGTAATTTTGGCAGGTTTCCCTGTTTTTTGGCAGGTTTCCACCGAGTTTCGCCCGGTTTCCTGGTGAAGGAGTGGGATGCCGACACCCTAAATTGTCACTAACTTATCAACATTCCCTGCACATCTTAAAATACCATGGTTTCGTTGTGAAGTCAAGGGTTTGCTGGAGTTATTCACAAGCTATCGACACTCTGGGAGTAGTTTGTATCATTTTTGATACTCCCTTCCCCCGGTCCCCCAACCCTAGATTTCTCTTATCGCGCGTCGTGCGTGCGTGGACAATTATATGCGGGCTGCGGGAATCCGGTGAGCGCCTGGTGAGCGCTTTGTTGGGGCGGATGTAGAAATATCGAGCATTAGGTAGCTAATGATAGTAAATTATAGGTGTAGGCAAAAGACACCAACCAACCAAGCAGGAGGAGGACCCGATGGCAAAATATCTCACGGAAAAACAGCTCGAGGTGATCGAATCCGCGTATGAGGCGAAACACCCCACCGAAACGTGGGCCGGGAAATGGATATGCGGGAAATGCGGATGCATTACAACTGATCCAGGATTTGTGGCCCCGCAGAGCGGGTTGCCCTGCCCGGAGGCATTGTGCGCCGATTGCGAATCTGAGGAACATCTGACCGAGGAGTGGGACTAGAAACAACCGACGTGGCATCGTGCCGTGACGCGGCACCTGACGATGGGCAGACCACCACCAAAGTAGATCGGCGGGGCTTCGGCCCCGCGTCACCATAACCACCAATTGACAGGAGGAGATATGCCAAAAACGCAACTAAATTGCGTCCTCACCCAGGATCTCTGGGACCGACTCGCGCGGCAAAAACAGCGCACGGGGGTCCCCAAAACCATCCTGGTGCACCGCGCGCTCGACGCGATGCTGGCCAACCTCGAGCGGCAGGAGCAGGCAATCCGGGCGGCCCGGCAGGCGGACGCTGACGGGCGGGATCACCCCAACCGATAGGAGAACGCATGCTGTCTCATCTACCTCCGGCCGCTCGGCTGGAGCTCCACCGGCGGGCGCCGGCGTGGCTGTGCGGAATCCGGGGCTCCCCCCGCCTGATCCGGGGGACCCTGGCAACGGTGCGCGGCGGGTATCGGGCGCGCCTCGTGCGGGTGTGTATGTATTGCGGGGACCACGACTCGGGGTATGGGTTTCATAACGGCCGGCTACTACCGCAACATCACCGCACGCACGGGATGTGCGACGACTGCCTGCGGGACTATCATCCACTTAGGGGGGCCTATGCACATCTGGCAGTGTAGGGTAGAGGCAATGGCACGGCGCGCGCATGAGGCGATTGATAAAGCGCCAGAGTACCGGAGGATACCCCGGAAGCGGCGGTACTGTAACCCCAAAATATCCGGCCATATCCCAACGAGCGGCCAAGAGTGCTACCCTGAGTACGCCCCGCCACCCGCAGTGAGGCGCGTAATGCAGCGGGTGGGACAGGAACTCATCTATTGACAACCATCAACAAGGAGGTATGTGTGGAAAAGAAGTGTTTTGACTTGACAATCACCACTATCAACCCGATGCTCGGCAGTCAGCCGGGCAAGGAC